ACCAGTAATTTGTTTTGTTTCTTCTTCTGTAAACGATGCAGTACCAGATGCATCAACAAAATATGCATCACGAAACCAAACATCTTTAGTTGTTGTTAGATTCTTAATATCTATGTTGAATGATGCCTTCATATCAGAGAATGTTTTACCTGTATATGAAGTGTGAAACACAATACCCATTTGTGCAGAGATCATTGTCTTTGCAAGTTTAGAATCTGATGGTACAGCATAAACAATTGTATTTGGTTGAAACGTAATGTAATTTTCACCATCAATATTCTTTTCTGCAATATCACCTTTTGCAAACATCATATCACCTTGCAGAACACCTTTGATGCCTAATTTAGGCAAATATCGCAATGCAACTTTGAGTTTAGAATTTAAGCCTTCACTTGAATGGTTGTTGTCAATATCTTCATCGGTGTAATTCAATTTAGGGTTTGCATTGAATACACCTTTAGTGCCAACAAAGAATTTACCATTGTCTGGATTGATGCCACAAAATACAGCAGGTGCACCATCCCATTTTGTAGTAAGATTTACTTTAGATGTAGAATGGCCTGCAAGCATATCTCGCAACGATTGAAGGAAGTTGATAGTGTCACGGGCGCCATTAACACCACGATTCAGTATCTCATCTTCAATATGTTCAAGGTGCAGGTTAGCACCTTCTTTTTTAGATTCTGTTAAAAACTGTGTGAAGTTCATCTTTATCTTTTATTTTGTTATTACATATCTACCAGAAGAAGGTGACATAGCAGATGCATACTTATAAATTTCCATTATAACATTATTTTTTCTAATTTGTAAATTTATATCTTTTTGAGTTACATTAGATTGAGTAACATCTTTTACTTTTTTACCTTCAGTAAAATAATCCCTTATCAATCCTTCGAAACTGCTAACTATGTGTGTAACACTCAATAATATTCTTTCATTTTGATAGGCTTCATATAGTGTTGGTTTTAAACCTTTAATTATTTGTAAACTAGTTAGCCCAATCTTTTTTTCATAATTAAATCCACCGTTCGATTTAATAATTTCATTAATAAGACTGTCTGGACATGCGACTTTTTTTAGTTCCGCTTTTAATTGCACTCCAGTTTTTGTTGTACCTATTTTTTTCATATATTCTTTATTCAACTCATCAATTCCTTTTTTATAAGCGAGAGTTCCTTTTTGAAAAGAAGTAGCTAATTTTTTCGCATAAGTTGGATCAACTCTAGCCCAAAGGTCAGTAAATCCTGTTGCACCTGGACTATTTGTTCCAGTTCCAAAACTAACTAAAGAACCAAGCCTAGAGTTTTTTCCTTCAATCTCACATTTTATTGCCAAGTTTGCACCTAAAGCATCACTATAAGGGTCGTGTCTTATTTTAATAAGTGGTTTTGCTTTTGAACTACCAAAATATATTTGAACATCTCTATCAGTTCCTTTATTCTCAGAAATGTCAAAGTATTTAATATCTTCTAATATTTCTTGATTTTTTTCTTGTGTAAAATTAATTTTGTAAATATGAACTTCTTTAGGAGCCTTTTTTAATGAGACCCCTAGCAATTCTCCCTTATCTATTAAAGAATTCATAAGCTGATTTAAATTTACAAAATTAAATCCTTGAGGTGGATTACTAACAACTTGTTGAATCTTTTTCTCAGCCGTTTTGGAAGCAAAATAGATATCTGCTGGACTCCATTTATTTACATCTCCAAATAATTTGTCTTTTTTGTTTGCAATCGTAAAAAGTTGTTCAATATTTTCCATCACATCACTACCACCTTTAGCTCCACGATAATATAAAAAATCTGTCCAACCTGGACTTTGAATTTTTTTAAAATCCTTATCAATTTCTGATATATCATCTATAAGTTTTACAGCAATGTTTACTGAAGATTTATACCAATCAACATCTTTAATTAATATTTTTTCTATTAAATCTAAACTAACACCAGTAGTTTTTAATTTATTATATGAATCATTTATTAATTTTTCATTGGCTTTTTCAGATTTAAATTGTCCATATGTTTCATATGTTTTATAATTCAAAACTTTTTTAGATTTTTCTTTGCCAAGAAAGTCAGCCATAGCACAAAATAATGCTTGGGCACTTTCAAACGCTTTTGTATCGCCATCACTCTCTGCCATTGAATACTCCTTTTGTTATTGGAGTATTTATCCTATCTCAATTACCATATCCTGTCAAGCAAAGAATGCATCTAAAGAACCTTTATTCATATAATTGTCTACGATATCAAAATTCTGTTGTTTTTTAGAGAATGTCCAGACTGGTTCTATGTAAACTTTCTTCATAAATTCATCTAGATTTTCTACGTTCTTTGGCCTCTGCATAATACGCATACCCAATTGACCACAGAAGTTTGCACCATTCTTAACCATATCATCAATCAAATCATCACTTGCATAATATCTTGTAGTTTTAATCTTTGGGTCCATGATGTTAACAAATTGAAACCCATTGTCACTTAGACTTGCAAATGTTTTACGATTAACTGGCAGATAGAAACCATCTCGCCATTGTTCATACGTTTGATATCTCGACCATGACTGTTCATCTGAATGTTTACCATCTGTATTATATTTCTCTGTTGCAAAATATGGTGGTGATGTAAACGCACAATCAATTGGTGGTAAAATAGAATAGTCAAAGTCTTCAGCTGGCTTACGATGTATCTCTACACGTTTCTTGCCTTCAACGATAAAGTATTCATTGGTAAATGTAGTCTTCGGTTTCTCACCATACAACTTCTCATACTCAATACATTGTTCAAAGTATTTCAAATATGTTTGGTCATTTGGATCTGTACCATAATATTGTTCTGCACTTGAACAATAGAAACCAGCAAGTCTATCACCCCAGCCGCAAGATGAATCAAACACAGTCTTTGCATTTGATATCTCATAGAGTAACTTTGCAACTTGTGGTTTAAATTGTGTTGCAATATAGGCACTCAATCTAAATGATGAAATATAAGCACTAACTGATAGTTCTTTGTTACCCAATCGCCATAGTGCAAGAAATACACTACGCAAGTTATCATTGTTTTCCCAACGATAGATTGGAGATTTATATCCCCATGCATCACATTTATATCTTAATGTTTGATGAAAATAGTTACTCACGTTATTGAATTGTGAGCCCATCTGAATCACACCAAGACCATGCTCAGAATACTTTCTACCATAATCTTCAAACTTTTCAATCACAATATCTTTTACTTTATCGTGTTCTTGGAATGTAGATTTCAAATCAGATAGTGTCAATGCCCAAAAGGCACTTTGCATATCTTCATAGGTAATATCACGCAATGGGCATGGTGGTTTTGTAGTTTCAATTAGACGAATCAATTCAGCAACAATAGTTTCTTTATCAAATTTCTCATTGACAAGAGTCCATTGTTGCTCATTCAGAATGGGAACACCATTTGAATTTCGATTCTCTAAAAGATAATCATACAAAATCATACTTTAAATCCATCAAAGTTTTTTCTACGTTCACGATTACCAAATGTATTTAAAGGCTTATCTTCAACTTTACCTGCATCAACAATATCATTCTGTGCAGAGTCTTCAACATCATACAGTCTCATTTTTGCTCTATCGATACCAAGAACAAATCTTTTGTATAGATTAGGATCACCATAACGATTCTTTAATTGCTTAACAAGCACTTGATTCAATTGTTCTAGTTCTTCATTCGTCACAAGAGCAAACATAAAGTCAGCAGTTGCAGGCAAACCAAAAGACTCAGAAGTATCTTCAAGGCCTGGATCAGAGTTAGAGAAACCACTTCTTGTTGTTTGTGTTGCAGATACAATCGGAAGATTATTCTCAACAGCAAGACCACGAAGTTCTTCTGCAATTGCCTTGATGTATGAATAACTGTTTACGTTTGCACCAGGTTTAATCCTAGAAGAACAACAGATATTCAAATAGTCAATGAAGATGATATCAGGTTTGAAACTCTTTTTAAGAGCCAAGTCATTCAACAATGCACGGAAGTGTAATGAAGAAGCACTTGCAGTTGGATATTCTTTAATGATTAACTTGCCTTGTGTTTTACTTTTGAGTGCAGAGAATTTACGATTGTAATCTTCTTTAGTGATTGTTCGTAGTTCATCTAAATCTATATTTAGCAAATTTGCATCGATACGTTCAGCAATCTTTTCTTCGGCCATTTCCATTGTGATATACAATACATTATGACCTTGCGATAGACAACCAGCCGCAACGTGACACATAAACAAGGATTTACCTACACCAGTACCAGCAAGAGCAATGTTCAATGTCTTAACTGGAAGACCACCTTTTGTAATCTTGTTAAAAAGGTCTAGGTCAAAACGAATGCGAGATTCTACTTTGTGATATGAATCATACCGAGAATCAGAATCGTTGATGTAATCATGCCCGATATTGTTATCGAATGTAACACCAAGAGCATCAGATAGAAGTTGTGGGATTTCACCTTTACTTCTTTTACCATCGTCATCAAGAATGCCAACAGATTCCATAATTGCATTATAGATTGCCTTGTCTTGACAAAACTTTTCAGTTTGTTCAATCAGCCATTGACCTTCAGATTTTTCATCCTTACTAGAATGAATTTCTTTTAATAGTTCAATTGACTCTCTTACTTGTGGTTCAGTTAGAGATTTACTCTCTGTAAAATTAATTACGAGAGATTCATGTG